GTTTCTGTATTCAGGTCTATCGGGTATATGCTGACGGGCTTGAGCAAGTGGCTTCCTTTGCGACTTCGGAACTAAACACTTACCAGTTTGCGTGGATCATTGCGCATTTGGCTGGTGCGTATAAGAATTCGACCTTAAACCTTGAAGTCAATGGTCCAGGTCAAGCCGTTATTAACGAACTAAAGAATCTCAAGCGCCAAGCTGCCAACATGGGTAGCGCATTGGGTAAAGACCTGATGGATGTGTACGCCAATATGCAAAACTACATTTGGCGCAGAAACGATACCTTGGGGGGTATATCAAACAGCATTGGCTGGCTGACTACCGCAGCGACCAAGGAACGGATGCTCACCTACATGAAGGACTACTTTGAGCGTGGCATGATGGACATCTACGACATGGACACCATTGAAGAAATGAAAACCATGGTGCGTGACGGTGGCTCAATCATGGCTTCTGGGCGTAATAAGGATGACCGAGTAATTGCTTCAGCCCTAGCGTGTGCAGCTTACGCAGAGCAAGTCCAGCCTAGACTGATTGCCCAAAAGATTAGCCGTCAAGTATCACGGGTGCAAGATGACTTTACCCCAGAGCAATTGACAGTCGGGCGCAATGTGTCAGACTATCTCAAACGCATTGGAGTGTATGGACAATGAACCCCACGCTTTCTAAGGCAGAACTCAAGCGCATCATGCGCAGATTCCTGTCAGACCATAACCGAGGAATTAGCATCCCTTTATTCTCCGATCTATGCGGGGTATCGGTTAGCCAATTGCGGGATGTGTTCCTCAGAGAAGCAGAACCATTGACCGAGTATGTGCAAAGACGGGTAAGCAAAGCCTATAACGAATGGAAAGATGGCGAAGTAGCCATCATGCAAAACCGAGATACCAGCAAGTTTGTCCAGTTTAGGAAAGAAGCCAAGCCAGCCATGCAACGCACTACAGGCTTGCAAGTGGTTAATGGAGAGATTAAGATTAAGTTAGGTATTACCAAGAAGTATGATTATTCAATTAGTACATTAGATGAACAGTTAAGAAGGGGATAATATGGCAGTTAAACACGATTACAAATGCCCAACACACGGGTATTTTGAGAGTACCAAGGCGCAATGCCCAATGAAAGGATGTCAAGATGAAGTTTTTATCGTTTTTCTCCAAGCTCCAGCAACGATTTCAGCGAAAACCCGCTTTACCGACAAGTCAACCAAGCAACTCGCCATCGAGTTTGATATGTCCAACATCAAAACCACTAGAGAAGGCGAAAACCAAAGCGGATACCTCACCCGTAAAAACAAATTCAAAGAAAAAGATTACGCAGAAGCCGAGAAGTTCGCAACCCGTAAAAGAGGGGTCAACAAAGACAAGATCAAACCTGAACAGATCCCGCAACCGCAACCGCAAGAAGCCCGCCCTGGTGATTCAGCGATCTGGGGTGGTGGCTTCCAAGGACTAAGTATGCAATCTCTGTTGGCGGGTCGTGCAATTAAATCCGTACAAGGAGAATCGGTAGGCTTGACACCATCTCAGGCTGGCATACAATCAGGACCTAGAGTAGATCCGAAATCAACCTTGCGAGATCCAGATAATTTGAAGATTAAGACATGAGAATCCCATCAAATGCTCAAGAAAGAGAAGATTTTTACTTAGAAATCTTACAAAAGTGTCTGGTTTCTAAGGAAGAAAGACGGGCTGACTACCATACATTACGGGCTTATTACCTATTTGGCGCTGGTCCTGAAGAACCGCCAGCGTATTTTAATAAAATTAACCCGCATTTAGATCAGCTTTCTTCCTTTCTATATTCCGCAGACACCACACGCTTTTCCATTCAGCTAGGCGCTTCGGTTAATAACATTGAACACCGCAAGACACCCGCATTAACCAATGCTTTAAATGACGAATGGATGAATTCCAATGCCGATCAAGTGTTTTCGGCAGCTTTAAATTGGTCTTTGGTGTACAACTCCACCTTTGTAAAGCTCGTAGTTAACAAGGGAATTCACCCGTACATGATTGAACCTTCCTCAATAGGCGTACTGAGAGAGGACATCCCCTATACAGACAGGCAAGAAGCCATCGTTCAGACTTATTACATTACTAAATCGGACCTCTATGCCCGTCTGTATTCCCATCCTAAGCGAGATGAACTGGTAAAACGGGTCACCGCTGGAGCTGGTCCAGAGGATAGCGACATCCCAGATGCCGTAAACCGCATTGTGACTAGCCAAACCAACCCAACCATCTACGGTAATGTCAATATGGACTTGTATGGCGAGATGCGCTATCAAGCTCGACTGGCTGAGGACACCGTGGAGATGAATGAATTGTGGATTTGGAATGATGACACCACCGATTATCAGGTGGTCACCATTGCACAGCCTAATGTCATTATCTATGACCGCCCAGGCGAATCCTTGTTTATGAAGGGTGAATGTCCGTTTATCCAGCTTTGCCCGAACCCTTTATACGACTACTATTGGGGTGAATCGGAGTGCCAAAAGCTAATGTTGCTGCAATCCTTACGCAATAACCGCATGACCGAGATTTTGGATTTGCTCAGTAAGCAAGTTAGCCCACCAACAGCCCTTACAGGCTTTACGGGTATCTTGGATGAGAAGAACTTTGCTCTAAACCGTGCTGGTGGACTATTGGCTTCGGATATGCCTAATGCCAAGGTCGATCGCCTAGCGCCAAACTTGCCTAATGATTTATTTGAGATGCTCCGTGAGATCGATGCAATGTTCTCAGAAGTGTCAGGAATCTCCAATGTCCTGTCTGGGCGTGGTGAATCGGGTGTCAGAAGCCAAGGTCATGCTAGCCAACTAGCCCGTCTAGGTAGCTCTAGGGCTAAGAAACGGGCGTTAATTGTTGAGGATGCCTTGGAAAAGGTAGCAACCATGTACCTCAAGCTCATGCAGTTCTATGATCCTACGCATTATGTGGACACAGAAGGCAAGCCATTCATTGCAGATCAGTTCACCAGAGATTTTGTGGTTAAGGTCGATGCCCATAGCAATAGCCCAATCTTTACCGAGGACTTAAAGAATCTTGCCTTTAACTTGTTCAATGCTGGCGCTATCGATCAGGAATCCTTATTGGATATGCTAGAGCCACCGATGAAGCAGTTGTTAAAAGATAAATTAAAGACTAAGATGAGCATGAGTGGTGGTGGAAGCCTACCCGCTTCTGCTACTGAGGGTGGACCAAGCGAACCAATGATGGGGTAATTATGGAAAATCAATCGATACAACCCAAAGCCGATCAGCCTAGGGTAACTACTGAATCACTCAAGCGTGGCGATGCTCCAGCGCAGTTAGAATATCGCAATCGTGGATTTGAAAATGTTTCCCGTTCACCAAGCACTAGGGTGTATGGGCGTGATGTTAGGGGATAGTTAATAGGAGAAAGCTATGTACGGTAAAAAAATGAAGCGTGGTCGTAAGACAATGCGTTAAGAATCCTTCACGGGAGTTCCTAGGGTAGCGGGAATTAAAATACAGCTACCCACTTGACAAGTCATAGATAAAGTTTAATCTATGCAGAAATTGATAGGAAAAAGTTATGGCTCTACCGCAAGAAGAAATGATGAAGATGATCGCAAGCCAGCGAGATCAAGCTACTCCTGGCGGGATGGTCAAAACTACTGATGAAGAAGTGGTGATGTCCGATGCGACAACCCCACCAATGGCTGCTCCCATGTCAACGCCTGAACCAAAACTGGGAAGCAAAGAATCCGCAATGATTAATCTTTCTATGGCAATGGACTTGCTAAACCAGAGCTTGCCTGGCATTGGAGTTAATTCCATGGAAGGTAAAAAGGTTTTAGATGCAATTCGTGTAATTACTGGAATCCTTGGTCCAGATAAAGAGCGTACCGATGAATTGCAACCTACTGAGATTTTGAATATGTTGCAAACTTTACCTCAAGCTGGTGGCGCAACACCTGAGAGTAAAGCCATGTCCTCTGCGCCAGCAATTCCTGGAATGATGCCTACCCCGCCTGGTGGTGGTGCATTGCCAATACCTCAACCCATTTAAAGGAAATTACTATGGAACTCTTTAAACCCCGTGGCGCTTCCGCACCCCGCAGACCAACTGACAATAACCAAAAGAACGGACAAGTAATCAATACTCCCCGTTTCTCTCAGTTTGGTGGCTTGTCTGCATCAAATAAAGCGGGTAGCAAAAACCAAATGTCGATGTCGCAGCCTGGCGACACCAAAAAAGTTATCTAACTAAGAAAAGGGGATAAAGATGAGCTTAGAAGATATTAGTTTGGAACAGCGGGATGAATTGGCGCTCTTAATGCAAGAGTTAGCTCAGAACCCCGCTACCCGTAAAGAAGCCTTGCGTTTAACCAAGAAGGTTAGACCTAATTTGCCTATTCCTGAACTAGAGCTTGAGGACTATACCGAACAAAAGGTTAGTGCTGCCGAAGAACGGGTTATGCAATTGGAAGCAAAGCTCAAGGAAAAAGAAGCATTAGAAGAATTACAAAAGCGCAGAGATAGCCTAATTAAAAAAGGGTTAGCGAATTCGGATGAGGATATTCAAAGTATCGAGAAAATTATGCTTGAGAAAAAAATATCAAACCACGAAACTGCTGCTGAGTATTTCGACTGGATGAAACAAGCTGCTGTTCCAACACCATCTGGATACAACCCAAGTCCGTTAAAAGGTTTTGACCTTAATAACTATTGGAAAAATCCAGTACAAGGTGCTAGAAACGAAGCTGCAAAAGCATTGTCCGAGCTGCGTAAAAACACTCGACCAATTGGTATTTGAAGTTCGCAGTAACAGGGGATATTTAGATTTTTGTTTGGAGATAAACTATGCCGATAGGTGGCGGAATTCTTCCAGCAGCGGGTACATCGCAATATAACGAACTTACTTATGTAACTCGTAGAGCGTTTATCCCTAAGCTGGTCGTACAACTTTATAACAGCACACCCTTGATGGCTGCGTTGATTGCAAATAGTCAACAGGCTTCAGGTGGTGTATCCCAAGTAACTGTGCCAGTTCAAGGCGCTCAGTTCGTTAACGCACAATGGTCTGACTACTCTGGTAGCTTCACACAGCCATCTGTACAGCAAGGTGCATTTAACGCTGAGTTCAACCTTAAATTGATGATTGCTCCTGTACCATTCCTAGGGATGGAAGGCGCTGTACAGCAAGACTATGCAATTATTCCTCTCATTGAAGCTCGTATGAACGATGCAACCAATGTGATGATGGATGCAATGGCTACTGCTTTGTACACCAACTACACGAACACTCAGCAATTTATTGGTTTACCTGGCGCAATTGACGATGGTACTAACATGGGTACATACGGTAATATCAACCGTAGCACCTATACTTGGTGGCAGTCAAAGGTTTACAACGCTGGTTCAGTAAACCCAACTCGTCAAAATATCCTTCAGTACATTTCTGGAACTGTTAAAAACGGTGCAGAAGTGCCTACTTTTGGTGTTTGCGGATTCGGTACTTGGACACTATTAGCTCAAGATTATGTTGGTCAAGAGCAGTATGTGATTACCCCAGGTAGCGGTTTTGATGGTGAAGCCAATGGACCACAAGCAGCTTTCCGTGCTTTGATGGTTGCTGGTGTACCTATTTATCCAGATCCTTATTGCCCAGAGGGTACTGTCTATTTCATTAACTCGAACTACTTGAGCTTGTACATCCATGACCAAGGTAGCTTCGTGTTTACTGGATTTGAAAGCACTCTACCAAACTGGCAGATTGGTTATGTTGGCGCTGTCTTGATGATTGCCGAATTGGTAAGCACCAAGCCTAAGTCGATGACCAGAGTTTCTGGCTACAACTCTATTTCGTTATAAGGAGAACTAGTCATGGCACTCGGCTTAAATAAAATCCTGATCTCAGGTAGCAATACCAATACTCCTGGAGCTTATTGGCAGCTTACAACTGTAAGTGCAACTACCGCTGGTACTGTTGTACCCGCTGGTACTTACATTGCATTTGCAACTGCTAATGTGATTATCCAAGCTGTATCGGCTTACAACACAACAACCAGCACAGCAACTTGGTCCAATGTGGGCGCAATTAATGTGGGTGGTGTTGTGATCTCCGATGGTGTAAATGTACGCTTGCTTGCTACAACTAACGCTACAGTAACTCTTGCTACTGTAAACGGTGGTGAAGCTGCTTCTGGCACTTACAACGACTAAGGAGAGAAACAATGGCTAACCCAAATGCAGTAGGTAATCTTTACCTAAACAGTTTTGGATACGGCTTGATTGGAAAATTGACTGCGCAATCCCTAGCAACAACGGGAACTGCGCAGATTAAGATTCCTCTCGTATCAGGCGGGTTAACCAACGGTGGTGCAACTGGCAATTCTGGTGGGGTAATCATTCGTCAAGTGACGGTGCAAAACCCCTCTGGAACTGTTGCAAGTGCAGATATTGGTATTAGTATTTCTAGTGCTGGAAACATGGGCGCAGCCAATGTGGTTGTTGCCAATGTGACCTTGAGCGCTGTTAGCGCTACTGGAAAATACCAAGATTTAACTATTGCATATCCAGCCAACACCGTTGTTTCTGGCGCATCAACTCAAGCTCTATATGTGAATGTCAATACCGCTTCTGGTAATGCCAACACCGTAGATATTTGTGTATTTGGACAAGTGGTGAGCTTCTAATGATTTATGTAACCAATAACTCAGACCAAGACCTAAGAGATGGCTTCGGTGGAGTATTTTATGACTTTAAAAAAGGCGCAACTGTAGAGATTTCAGAGGAAGCTGCCCGTCATATTTTTGGTTACGGTAAAGAAGATAAGACCACCCACTTGGCTAGGTTGGGTTGGATAAAAACCGCTAACGATCTTCAAGAAGGTTTGGATCGTTTAGCACAATGGAATTTGTCCACACAACCGCCTAAAAAGAACCAATCGTTATCCCCGTTGGTGGAAAGAGTACCCCTACCTTCCCAAAAGAGGGCGGGGGGAAAAGTCCTCTCGGTGGCAGCATGACTTATGGAGTTTAAATGGCAACTCTTTCGACTTACATTACGGAAGTCAGACGATTACTCCATGATGCAAACGGAAACTTTTATAACGATTCACAATTAACGGATTACATTAATGGCTCAAGAGAGCGTGTAGTTCGTGATACTGGCTGCCTTAGAACCATCCAGATCGTACAAACACCTTGTAAAGTTCCTGTTTCAGCAGCTTTAAATGGAGCAGCACCAACTAATCCTACAGCATGGAAAGCTAATACTGCCTATGCTTTAAATGATTTTATTTTTAGTAATATCTTTATTTACCAAGTAACTGTCGCTGGTACCACGGATGCTACACCACCGCCTTACCCACAAAGTCAGCAGAACAATATCACCAATTACCCGCCATCTACTCAGTTTTTAAACGGTACTTGCGGATTGACTTATGTAGGTAACTGCGAAAATATTTTTTACTCTGCGATGCCACAGGGTAACAGAACCTTGGACATTATTAATATCAATATGTACTGGGGTAATACCCGTGTGCCATTGGATTACTTAGCCTGGTCAGACTTTAATGTGCGCTTGCGTTTTTGGCAAAACTACATTGGCAGACCACTAGCCTTTAGTAATTATGGTCAAGACAATATCTATATTGGTCCAATCCCAGACGAAGCCTACCAACTAGAGATTGATACAGTCATTCTTCCTGAATCCTTAACCCTGGCTAACTCTGGAGCTACTGATCCAATCAAAGATCCTTATACTACCTCGGTTAAGTTTTATGCAGCATACCTAGCCAAGTATTACGAGCAAAGTTACGGGGAAGCTGAGATTTATAAACAAGAGTACAACAAGCAGACTTCTGCTGTTCTTACCTCAATCTTTACCCGCAGAATTCCAACGCCTTATAGCTCACCTTACTAGCCATGGCAGCAGCAGAACAGAAAAAGTCTTATGCCGTTGTCAAACAGTTTAGAAGCCTAAACACCAAGGCTAACCGTACTGCCATTGATGAGAGTGAGTTTGCCTGGCTAGAAAACGCACAGCCAATCGGCTATGCCAACCTAAAGATTATTCCTAATAGTGAGCCAGTATTAAATTCTGGCGGTAATGCGGTAGTCTTTTCCAATACAGTTACTCACTTAACATCCGTCAATATTGGCTTAAACGACTATGTTGTTGCCTTTATGGATAACGGCTCGGCACAGTATTTTAATGTTAATACCGATACCTTTGGCAATGTGGCTGCTGCTGGTACATTTAGCTCTGCTGGCATTAGCACTACCCAATGGAATAACGAGCGTATGCTCATCCTTGATCCTACTAAGGGTTACTTTAACTGGGATGGCAATAATGTCGTAACTATCGGATCTGTCGGATTAATAGGAATTGTTAATCAAGGAACTGGCTATACCGAAGCGCCAACTGTCACTATTTCAGCGCCCGATCAAACGGGTGGTGTCCAGGCTAACGCTACATCTACCATCTCTACAGGCAATGTCGTTACATCGGTAGCGGTTTCTAATGCTGGTACTGGCTACACCAATTCAGCTAATTTAACCGTAACCTTTAGTGGTGGCGGTGGTGGTACAGGCGCTAATGCTGTAGCCCAACTCTATAACTTCCAAACTGGTACGCTTTCTTTGGTGGTTATTAACGAAGGTTCTGGTTATACCAACGCAGCTAATACCATTGTGACTATCTCTGGTGGCGGTGGATCAGGAGCAACAGCCGTACCGATTGTGGTCGGTAATGTGGTCACCCAAGTCATTATGACTAACCTGGGATCAAACTACACTAATGCTGCCAATGTAACAGCAACGGTATCGGGTGGTGGGGGTAATGGAGCAGTCTTGCAAGCCATCGTCAATTCCGAGCCAAATGTGGGCATAGCGAGCTTTTCTGGGCGTGTTTGGATTGCTGCTGGTCGCACAGTCTATTACAGCGCTGCGGGGTCGTATAGCGACTTTACAAGCGTTTCTGCGGGATCGGTAACGCTGACTGATTCTACGCTGCATGGCAACATTATTCAGCTATTAACTGCTAATAACTTTTTGTACATTTTTGGCGATAACTCCATCAATGTGTTCTCAGATGTTAGGGTTACTACTAGTGGAACTACCCTGTTTACCAACACCAATGTGAGCGCATCCGTTGGTTCTGAGCAGAAAAACGCTATATTTCCGTACTTCCGATCTGTTTTGTTTATGAATGACTATGGGGTATATGCCCTAGTCGGCTCAACTACCTCAAAATTGTCCGATGCTTTGGATGGTATTTTCCCTAATATTGACTTTGTAAACCCTGTTTATGCGGGTCAGGTCTTATTGAACAATATTCTTTGCGCAGTCTTTAATTTTAGGTACTTTGATTCAACCTTTACCAATAGCTATCGGTATATCCAGGCTGTTTTCTTTGAGAAAAAGTGGTTTATTTCAAGCCAAGGTAACAATATTAAGTATGTAACTTCTGTTCCTGAAGCTGGACAAATCTTAATGTACGGGGTTTCTGGCAATAACTTGTATCGCCTGTATGCCGATTCCACCAGTAGCATTGTAAGCCGTGTTAGAACTGCTTTAATGCCGATGACAGATCCAATTCGGACCAAGCAAGCATTGAAAATTGGTATTGAAGCGACTGCACCCGCCAATGGCACGATTACTATGTCGGCCACGGTTGACAATGAAAACCGATCTAGCTTTCCATATACCCTTTCAAGCGTTATTACTTGGCAAAATAACAGTCTGCAAGTAATTCCCTGGAACAATAACTCAGGTACAAATATTGGTTGGGGTACTTCGGGTTATTCTTTATATAAAACAGATGCTCAACAGTATGGTAAATACTTAGGAATTACAGTAACATCTACTAATCCTGGGTATGTAATAAATGGCTTTGAGTTTGAGCATGAACTAAGAGTGAGGTTCTAGTGTCTAAACCTATATCGTCTGTACCAAATGTATTCCAAAATGCGACTACAACTATTCCGTTGTCGCAATTGGATACTAACTTCACAACGGTCACAAACGCCCTAAACGATCTAAATAATTACAGTAACTTTGTCCAGGACACGGGTACTGCTAATGCCGTTGTCTGTAATTACCCCGCTGGAATTACAACAACTGTAATTGATACTGGCTGTGAGATAACCTTTGAAGCTAATAATGCTAATACTGGTGCTACCACTTTATTAGTCCAAGTTAACTCCGTTACCATTTTGGCTGCAACTGCGATTAAAAATGAGGATGGATCAGCGTTATCTGGCGCTGAGTTTAGGGCTGGCGGTATTTATTCAGTCATTTATGACGGTACTTATTGGGTTTTAGCGGGTGGTGGCGGTGGTGGCGGTGCTGAAGCTGGTGGTGCGATCTATGAAAACACCCAGTCAATCAATGCAAACTACACCATAACCACAAATAAAAATGGTTTTAGCGTAGGACCGATCACCGTAGCGAGTGGAGTTACGGTTACCGTGCCGTCTGGCTCACGCTATGTAATTATGTAAAGGACAATATATGAGCATTGTTTTA